ATCACCATTTATATAATTAGATATTACGTTTGCAAAATTACCCATGTAAGCGTGACTTGAACATTGGTAATAAACAATGTTAGGTGTATTTGCATCTACTGCTATTTGAGTATATGCTCCAGAGTTTCCTGGAGTTCCATTTGTAGTTACACCTGTAGTGTAAGCTGTATTTTTAGCAGCATCTAAATAAAATCTTAATGGGTGACCGCTGTTTGTAGAATCTGCTTGATCGAATCTATAGTAATATTTGTAAGATGAATCTGCCCCCGAAAATGTAATTGCTGGTGCTTCTAATCCATCTAGATAATATGCATTACCGGAACCCACACCTTGATACGGGTGATTACCAGATTTACTAGCAACTTTAACTGTGATTATTCTTGGCGCTGATGAAGAACCATATTCTTCAGGATTTGGTAAACCTATTTTTGCACCAGGAACTGTACAAAATACTTCTGTTGCACCTGCAAAGTTTACAGCAGCATCACTATTAGAACTAGAGATAATGTAAGTTCTAGCAAGTGTACTTGCTCCTCCGTTTAAAGTTCCAAAACCAACTTCAAAATTATTAGTACCCGTTTGAAAAATACAATAGTAAGTAGTATTACCTCCACCGATACCTGCAGCAAAAGTTTCAAAACCTGTTACCGCACCACCAAGTGTAAACGTACCTGTCCCAGTAGTCGAACTGGATTCTTTAACCCTATCGTTTAATTTAAACGCCATTTAATTTTCTCCTTATGCCATGCTTATAATTGCATTAGCCGGTGTACTTGGATTTGGATAAGAAACTGTAAACGTACCATTAGTAGCCGTTTTATTTCCACCAAAATCTAACACAACACATAATTTATCACTTTTATCATCATTGTAGATTGCTGCAAACGCTGCTGTAAAAGTAGCATTGCTCCAAGTACTATCTGCAAAGTCAACTGAAGCAACTGCAGTTCCACTAGCTACTGCTTGTGAACCTAAAGCTTTTCTCTCGTAGTTTGAACTACCAGAAGAACTAACTTCATTAGTTGTAAGTGCAACTGTACTAGACGTTGAGTATGGATTAGATGTGTACAAAGCTATTTTGAAACCATCTCCTCCATTAGCGAAGTTATGTGTTCCCGAAAAGAGTTCTCCTCTAAATGCGAACGGTATTATATTTGCCATATTGTTTTCTCCTTAAATTTACGGTGACGGTGATTTTAAAGGAGTACGAATAACACCATCTTGATATTCGTCTCGGCGTCTACGACCTTGTTGTTCGATCGCATACGATTGCATTGCTTTTTGATAAGCTTGTGCGTAGTATTGTAACATATCTACGGGACCTTTCAAGTACCCATATGCTTCTACCAGACAAGCGTATAAAAGTAAATCTTGATATTTATTACTAGTATAAGTTCCATTAGTAGCTGCCGGAGCGGCTGATGGTTGTGTTGTATTTGTTATACTTATGGGTTGTTTAATATAAGCCAAAGTTATTGAAAACTGAGCATTTGGTGTAGGTGCTACTACCCAAAACTCAGCATCCCAGTTACCATAATATTTTGGAATTCCAGATGCTGTATTTGGAGTATTATAAAACTCAGACATAAAACTTGTGTCTTTTTTTTCTAAAAAAGTTTGTTCACCTGCTGCATCTGTTAATTGAGCATATCTAATAACTCTTAAATCTCCTGGAATAGTTACATATCTATTTCCATTAACTAAAGCAGATGTTGCATAGAATCTATTGTCATCACTATCTGCTTCTCTATAAATTTTGTTTTCAGCATTTTTAATTATTGTATTTAATACACCTGATGTAAATACACCATCATCAACTTCAGTATAACTTCTAATATCATCTTGTAGGTTTGCTAAAGTATAGGCCATTACTCAGAATCTCCTTTATACTTTTTACGTATTTTTTCTGCTTTATCAGATCTTAGTCCTTCATACATTTCAATATGTGGATCTTGTTTTTCACATTTAAACATATTTTTAATAAAAGTAATAATTTTTTTAATCATGCTGATATAGTTATAGGCCCTATTGAACAACCATAACCTCCTCCTTTAACATTTCCTGTTGTAGCAGTATCTGAATTAACTGTAAAGAAGAAGAAATTAGATAACGCATAGTCTGTTGTAACTCTCGAACCATTGTCATAAAGTCCTGTTGTAATAGCGTAACCTGATCCTTGTCCTATTTGTACGCCTGTAATTCCATCAAAACTAGGAATCGTTGCATAAGCAAATACAGGATTAGTAGGTGTTCCTGTTCCAGGTGAAATTGTTGGGGGTCCTCTAAATAAATATGTTGTACCATTTGTTAAACCGTGTCCAGGTACATTTACATTTATAATTCCTGACCCTGCTTGATAAGTTTTAAAACCATTTTCTGGTATTATCACAGTTGTAATAGGTTCTGTTCTATCTGGTCTTACATTTAATAATGCAACACCATCACCACCAATTGGTTTTGGTTCAAGTTGTGGTTGCTTAGGTTCATACTCTGTATAATGTACAAATGCACCATTCCATTCTTTAACCATTTCTCTGTATGGAAATTCCATACCAG